AACAGGGGTTGCTACTGCTAAACCTTATGAAAAAAAATTTATTGAAAAACCAAGAGGAGCCGGAGCTGTAATCGTAGGCGGAGATAATAAGACTGTGGCTAGCGCTACTGGCTATGGACAAGGTAGAGAGATTGAGGCGTTGCGCAAACGCTTTACTAGCGATAGTACCAATACTATGAACCAAAGAAACCGTAGTGCAGAATTTTTTAATGCTAATAGTGGGGGAACTAAGTTTGAAAACCTAAATAAAAGACAAAAGGCAGATCTTAAAAGTATAGGTAAAGCCTCTCCTACAAAACAAATCGGAGCTGCTATTGTTAAAGGAGCAAAAGATGTTGGGGCGAAGGTAATGAAAGGTATCAAAGCTTTAGACAAGCAAGCAAACAAAGGAAGTAGATAATAAAGCATATGAAAAATCTATCAATAAAAGGTTATAAAAAAAATAGTCCTGATAAAGATAGACCTTATAATGTAATACCTAGCGGGGAAATCACTATGAAAAATGTGGAGTTTCCCGTTTTAGGTATTGATAATAAAGGTAATTCTAAAGTAATGCAACCTGGTAAAGATTATAGTTATCCAGGTGATACTGTATTAGAAATACCTATGAAGAAACAAAAGATATATAATAAAATATTTAAAAAATAAATTATGGGACAATATGGTAATCAACCAGATTTTGCAACAAGAGCAAAAGAAATAACTCCTCTTGGTAATGGAAATTCTGCATTTGTAGATACAGATCCTTTAAATTCAGCGGCTTTATATATTGGGACAGGAGGAACATTAGTATGTAATGTTGTGGGTGGCAATGGAACAAGTTATGGAACAGCAAATACAACGGTATTTAAAAATATACCAAATGGAACTTTTTTACCAATTATAGTAAACAATGTTTGGGTTGATGATGATGATGAAGAGTTTACGACTTGTGATAACATAGTAGCACTTTACTAATGGGCTGGGGAATAGGTATTGGAATTGGTTGGCCTAATGCAAGTGCATCTAATCAATCACAAATGGTTTATTTTACAATTGTGGATGTTTGTGGAGGGGGGGCTTATAACCCAGGAACAACACAATTAGTAGATAATTCTACATACCAAACCGGGGATGGTGTTAATTTTAATAATGGAGGAGGATATATTGGAAGGGTAATATTAGGTACATCAACACTAATCCCAGGTAGTTACACATATAATATAAGCGGTCCGGCCTATATTGGCTGTGAAGAATAAAAATAAATAATAACAAATAATTAAATCAAATGGAAAACACAAACAAAATCACAGAGAAACAATTAGAAACTATTGTTAATCAGCAAAAAGCCATGAATACTCTATTAACTAATATAGGATTATTGGAATCTCAAAAGCACGGTTTTTTACACCAAATTGCAGAAGTAAATAAAGAAGTAGAAGAATTCAAATCAGAATTACAATTAGAATATGGTGATATTAATATTAATATCGAAGATGGTTCTTATACTCATATGGCTAACTCTGAAGAGGTCAAATTAGAAAAAGTAGACTAATGAATTCTGCTATTAGAAAAATTAGTATAGGTACAGATTATAAAAACGAAGCAATGCATTACTCTGTGGGGCAAAATGTTTACGGGGGTCATGTAATTGGTGGTATATTATTTGATGAGAAAGACAACTCATATAATATTTACATTGAAAAAGGAGATGAAGTAATGCCGTGGAAGAAGTTTAATTCCAATATGGCTATATCTGTTGAATATGATCTGGAATACTAATGAGAAGTATTTTTTCTTTTATTGTAAAGCCTGTAGGGGAAAGATACAATAACAAAGTTAAAGTCGATGGTAAAGAACTAATAGTCAATACTAAAATTGAAAGCTTTAAATCGGTAAATAACTTTGCAGAAGTTGTTGCAATCCCATTAGCATATAATACAAATATAAAAGTTGGTGATATAATTTTAATTCATCATAATGTTTTTAGAGTATTTTATGATATAAGAGGCAATAAAAAAAATAGTAGATCATATTTTAAAGATGATTTATATTTTTGTGAATTAGATCAAATTTATTTATATAAAAATACCGGTAAATGGAAAGCATTTGGAGACAGATGTTTTGTTAAGCCAATTAAAAATAAAGACTATTTAAACGTAGATAAAGAACAAAAGCTTATTGGTGTATTGAAATACGGAAATAGCTCCTTAGAAGCGCTTAAAATACACGAGGGAGACCTTGTTGGTTATACTCCTTATGGAGAATTTGACTTTGTTATTGATGGACAAAGACTTTATTGTATGAAATCTAATGATATTGTAATTAAATATGAATATAAAGGAAACGAAGCAGAATATAATCCTAGCTGGACACAAAGCGGTACTTGAGTTAATTAAAGTTGCTGAAGAAGCTATTTTAGATAATGGAGAGGACGACTTGTCAGCGGATAAGTTAAAGAATGCTGCAGCAACAAAAAAGTTAGCCATATTTGATGCTTTTGAAATTCTAAGTAGAATACAGGATGAAACCCGTATGCTAGAAGAAGAGGAAAAAGATCCTGCAATAAAACAATTTAAAGGTTTTGCAGAAGGGAGATCTAAATAATGTACGAACAAACACTTTATAAGATACTACCAAACCATATTAAACCATCAATTATTAAACAACAGAATCGTTATAATAAATGGAAATACGGATATAATAAGGACCATGATGTAATTATTATTAGTAAAACAGGTAAGATTGGAGAAATATACGAAATACAAAACTTAAGGATTGCTCTACCATTAATGGATAATTCCTTTAAGAGAGATTCAAAAAAAGAAGAACAATACTGGGAACAATTAAAAATACCAAAAGAACTTGAAAAAATAAAGAGTGTCTTTGACTGGAATAAATATCCAGATAGTTTCAAAGAAAAATGGTATGACTATATTGATAACGAGTTTAAGCATAGAGAAGAAGGCTTTTCATTTTATAATAATGGAGTTCCTACATATGTAACTGGTACACATTATATGTACTTGCAATGGAGCAAAATAGATGTTGGTGCGCCAGACTTTAGAGAATCAAATAGATTGTTTTTTATATTCTGGGAAGCTTGTAAAGCAGATCCAAGATGTTATGGGATGTGCTATTTAAAGAATAGACGTTCTGGATTTTCTTTTATGTCATCTGCTGAATTAGTTAATCAAGCAACTATATCAAGTGATTCAAGATTTGGAATCTTATCAAAAGCTGGAGCCGATGCTAAAACAATGTTTACCGATAAGGTGGTTCCAATCTCTCTTAATTATCCCTTCTTCTTTAAACCTATCCAAGATGGTATGGATAGACCTAAAACAGAACTTGCATATAGAGTGCCTGCTTCTAAATTTACAAGAAGAAAATTAGATAGTCAAGAAAATCCAGAAGAAATGGAAGGTCTTGATACAACAATAGATTGGAAAAATACAGGGGATAACTCTTACGATGGTGAAAAACTTAAGTTACTGGTTCATGATGAAAGTGGTAAATGGTTAAGACCGGATAATATATTAAACAACTGGAGAGTTACTAAAACGTGTTTAAGATTAGGTAGTAGAATTATTGGTAAGTGTATGATGGGTTCAACGTCAAATGCTTTAGATAAAGGAGGAGACAATTTTAAAAAACTATATTATGCTTCAGATGTCACGAAAAGAAACCGCAACGGACAGACTAATTCAGGATTATATAGTTTGTTCATACCTATGGAATGGTCCTACGAGGGATTCATTGATACTTATGGCATACCTGTCTTCGATACTCCGAAAACCCCAGTCAAAGGAATTGATGGGAATGAAATAGATTATGGAGTTATCGAGCATTGGCAGAATGAGGTAGATGGACTAAAGTCCGATTCTGATGGATTAAATGAATACTATAGACAATTTCCAAGAACAGAACAACACGCTTTTAGAGATGAAACAAAACAATCGTTGTTTAATCTTACAAAAATATACGAACAAATAGATTATAATAATGATCTAAGGAATTCAAACATATTAACTAGAGGCAATTTTCAATGGGAAGGTGGCGTCCAAGATACAAAAGTAATATTTTATCCGAATAAAAGTGGTAGATTCTTGATTTCATGGATTCCTCCATATCATTTGCAAAATATTGTTATATCAAAGAATAATATGAAATGGCCTGGTAATGAACATATTGGTGCATTCGGGTGTGACCCTTATGATATATCAGGAACAACGGATGGCAAAGGATCTAAAGGAGCATTGCACGGAAGAACAAAGTTCTCAATGGAAGATGCCCCAAGTAATACATTCTTTTTAGAATATATATCAAGGCCACAAACTGCTGAAATATTTTTTGAAGACGTACTAATGGCTTGTATATTTTACGGTATGCCAATTCTTGCAGAAAACAATAAACCAAGATTACTATATCATTTTAAAAGAAGAGGCTACAGGGGTTACTCAATGAACAGGCCGGATAGGCCATTTTCTAAATTATCAGCAACGGAAAGAGAAATAGGCGGAATGCCTAACTCTTCTCAAGATATAATACAAGCACACGCTGCAGCAATAGAAACAGAAATAGAGGATTATGTTGGACTAACTGAAACAGGCTATGGGACAATGTACTTCCAGGATACTTTAGAGGATTGGGCAAGATTCGATATAACCAGAAGAACAAACCATGATGCCTCTATTAGTTCAGGATTAGCAATAATGGCTTGTAACAAAAATAAATATATGCCAACTGAAAAAAGAGAAATAGTGTCTGTGCCTTTAGGTTTTAGAAAATATAATAATGAAGGAACTACATCAAAAATTATTAAGTAAATGAATATATACACAAATCCAAATAGTGCTTTCCCTAGTCAGGTTGTAGATGATGCTACTAAGGCTTCTGAAGAATATGGATTACAGGTATCTCGTGCTATAGAACAAGAATGGTTTAACCAAGGGAGAACTAGCGGCAATAGATATTTAACACATTGGAATAATTTTAATAGATTAAGGTTATATGCAAGAGGTGAGCAATCTGTACAAAAATATAAAGATGAATTATCAATTAATGGTGATTTATCTTACTTAAATTTAGATTGGACACCTGTTCCTATATTATCTAAGTTTGTTGATATAGTTGCTAATGGTATATCTCAAAAAACTTATGATGTAAGAGCATTTGCACAAGATCCAGAATCAGTTAAAAAGAAAATGGACTATGCTTCTTCTTTGCAATTTGATATGGTCAACCAGCCAATAATACAAAACGTATTACAAAAAACAGGTACTAATATATCAAAATCAAATATTCCTGCAGATGCTTTACCAGCAAACCAAGATGAATTAGAATTGCATATGCAACTTTCTTATAAACAGTCCATTGAGATTGCAGAGGAAGAAGCAATAAATACTGTGTTAAAAACCAATAAATATGATCTTATTAGAAAAAGACTTAACTACGATTTAACAACCATTGGTATTGCTGCGACTAAAACATCGTTTAATAAATCAGAGGGTATTACGGTTGATTATGTGGATCCAGCATATTTGGTTTATTCATATACTGAAGATCCGAACTTTGAAGATATTTATTATGTAGGAGAAGTTAAAGCAGTAACTATACCAGAATTAAAAAAAGAATTCCCATATATATCTGAAGACGAACTTCTTAA